TAAAAGAGAAAGCTGGAAAGCAAATTATAGTTCTCTAAAAGAGGGAGAGTACAAGTTAATGGAAGAGGCTGGATTTAATGCACATATTAGAAACCATTATAAAAGATTTGTTTGGACAAAAAAGGATTTTAAATAATGTCTAAAAAAATTAAGTTTATAGCAGTTCATGATTATGCTTGGGAGTTAGCAGACAAGCCTTATCCTGCAAAAAACAATATTCCTCAATGGTGGAAAGATATGCCACCATATATTGTTGATGAAGAAAATCCAGATGGAAAAAACTTTTTATTAAGAAATTTACGAAACAACCTGTCTCCTAAAAAATGTATGCCAATGCTTGATGCAGTAACTTCTGGATACATTGTTCCACTTTGGGCAGATATTTTTATTAAGAGTTACGAAGATATTGACAATCCAGGATATAGACCATCGTTACAGTGGAAAACTACAAGGGAAGTATTTGAGTCTAACATTGATGGTTCTGATCATTTAGAAGCTCCAGAAGGATATTCTAACCTTTATAAGTTTATTAATTTATGGTGCGTAAGAACTCCTCCAGGATACTCTATTAGAATATCTTCTCCAGCAGGTTACGATAATTTGCCTTTTAAAACAGTTGATGCTGTTGTTGATACTGATAAGTATGATGCTGGTCTTCCCATACCAATGTGGTTAAAAGATGGTTTTGAAGGACTAGTAGAGCGTGGAACCCCACTGGTTCAGATAACTCCTTTTAAAAGAGAAAATTGGCAGTCAGAGTTTGATCGCTACCCAGATGGCGTACATCCAATGATGCAAGAAAAATGGTTAAGACTAAACTCCTTTGGAAATTATATTAAAACACAATGGTCTAAAAAGTCATACAAGTAGATTAAGGTATAATGTTTTTATGAGTAATTTAGTTGATATAAGAGTAGTAGGCTGCGGTGGTGGTGGAATCAATGCTATTGATAGCATGATAACCCAAGGACTATCTGGCGTAGAGTTTATTGCAGTAAATACTGACGTTCAAGCATTAATGCCAAGTTTGGCAGATGTAAAAATTGATATTGGAAAAGAGAGAACTCGTGGTCTTGGTGCTGGTGCAGATCCAAATATTGGAAGACTTTCTGCAAAAGATAGCATAAGTGAGATTGCAGAAGTTGTATCAGGAGCTGATGTTGTTTTTGTAACGGCTGGAATGGGTGGCGGAACTGGAACTGGCTCTGCACCAATAGTTGCTGGATGTGCCAAAAAAGCTGGAGCATTAACTGTGGGCGTTGTTACTACACCATTTGGGTTTGAGGGAAAGAAGCGTATGAATAACGCCTTAGAAGGAATTAATAGTTTTAGTAAAGAAGTTGATACGCTTATAGTTATTCCAAATGAAAATCTTATTTCAATGCTTGATCCAGAAATTTCTATGCAGGATGCATTTAAGGAAGCAGACAATGTTTTATTAAAAGCAGTAGCAGGTATATCAGATTTAATAACAACACCTGGTCAAATTAATATTGACTTTGCAGATATTAAAAGAGTTATGAAAAATGCTGGATCTGCCTTTATGGGAATTGGTTATGCAACTGGAGAAGATCGTGCAGAAGTTGCAGGTAATGAAGCAATCACAAGTCCAATTCTTAATGTTGATCTTAATGGTGCAACTGGAGTTTTGATTTCAATTGCCTCCTCTGGTCAAATTAAAATGCAGGAAGTAAATACTATTGCATCACTAGTAGCAGATAAAGCACACGAAGATGCTGACATCATATTTGGCACTGTATTAGATCCAGATCTTGAAGACGGTATTTTAGTAACTGTTGTAGCGACAGGATTTATTAATGAATAGTCTTCATAGCATAGGTGAAAAGTACCAAACAGATAAAGCAACTTATCATATGTATTTAGATTTCTATGAAAAATATTTAAACCAAGATGATATTGATAGATTTTTAGAAATTGGCGTACAGGCTGGAAACTCTATGAAAATGTGGAGAGAATGGTTAAAGTCTGATTGTATTGTAGAAGGTTGGGACATACTTGAGTGTGATCCGATTCCTGGTGTAGATATTAGAACCGTTGATCAGCTAGATAGGGAACAGACTTTTAAAAATATATCTGGAATGTATGATGTAATTCTTGATGATGGTGGACATACAAAAGAAATGATAGAAAGTTCTTTTGCATACTTATTTTCTGTATCAAAAATATATATCATGGAAGACTTACACGCACCTTGGACTGGCTCTCACTATTTAAAACAATCAGAAATTCCTACATTAGACTTGGTGTTAAACTTTAAAAATAATGGCTGGAATTCATCATATGGTACTTCAAAAGAAATAGATTATATTAATAAGAATGCTGAACTTTTAGATGTCTTTATAAGAGGAGAAAAAGAAAGTCCACTATCTGCTGCTGCTATATTTATTAATAAGGCAAATATATGATAAATGACATACAGTGGACTTTTGGTATTATAACAGTTTATGAAGATAAACAAAGACTTCAAGAGATTATAGAAAGCATTCGTAATCTTAATATTCCAGAATACGAAATACTTTTTGTTGGTGGTGGAGATAGCTCTGGTATTGACGGGGAAGACATTAGAAAGATTGACTTTGATGAATCTATTAAAGAAAGATGGATTACTAAAAAGAAGAATGTTCTTGTAAAAGAAGCTAAGTATGAAAACATTGTCCTTATGCACGACTATCATATTTTTGATAAAGACTGGTATAAAAACTTTGTTGAATTTGGAACTGATTGGGATATCTGTTCTTGCCCGCAATACTTAATTACTGGTGCAAGAAATCCAATGGACTGGTCTCTATGGGACAAGCCTGGTCATGGAAGAGCTTGGTCTTTAAAGTATGATGACTGGACACAGACACAGTATATGTATATCTCTGGTGGATTCTTTATTATAAAACGTCATGTAATGATTGAAGAGCCACTAGATGAAAGTCGTGGATGGAATGAAGAAGAAGATGTTGAATGGTCTTATAGAGTAAGAAACAAATATGTTATGAAATGTAATGGCAAAAGTATTGTTAGACATAATAAATGGCATAGACACGCAGGACCTCAAAGATGAGTAATAAATTAGTTATATTTGATTTAGATGGTGTACTTATTGATTCAAAAGATCTTCACTATAAAGCTTTGAACGATGCTCTAACTTTGATTGATGATAAATATGCTATATCTTATCAAGAGCATCTATCGAAGTATGATGGATTGAATACAAGAAAAAAACTTGAAATGCTTACTAAAGAAAAAGGTTTGCCAACCGATAAGCACGATGAGGTTTGGAACAATAAGCAGGATTCTACTTTTAAATTATTAGAGTCGCTTCCAAAAAATGTTATTGCTATTAACATTATGAATTACTTAAAAGAAAATGGCTGGAAGATAGCAGTAGCTTCTAATAGTATTAGAGAAACTATCATAAAGTCTTTGCATGGAATAGATGTTCTACATCTAGTAGATTATATTGTTAGCAATGAAGATGTCTGGCATCCAAAACCACATCCAGAAATGTACTGGAAATGTATGGTTGCACTAGATGCTTTTCCAAAAGACACAATAATTATAGAAGATTCTCATATTGGTAGACAGGGTGCTTTAAGTTCTGGTGCAAACTTGTATCCAATTAAAGACTCATACGACCTAAATGATATAATGTTCATAGACTTTATAAATAAGTTTGAGCAGAAAGAGAGAACTGGACAAGTGCCTTGGAAAAATAAAGAGATGAATGTCCTTATTCCTATGGCTGGAGCAGGTTCAAGATTTGCACAAGCTGGATATACATTTCCAAAACCATTGATTGAAGTTAATGGTAAACCAATGATTCAAGTAGTTGTTGAAAATCTTAACATTGATGCACACTATATTTTCTTAGTTCAAAAAGATCATTATGAAAAGTATAATCTTAAACAACTTCTTAATCTTATTGCTCCAGATTGCGACATTGTTGTTGTTGATGGAATGACTGAAGGTGCAGCTTGTACTACATTGCTCGCAGAACATTTAATTGATAGTGACAAGCCATTACTAATGGCTAATTCAGATCAATATGTTGAGTGGGACTCTAATGAAGCTTTGTATGAATTTACAGCGAGCAAATCAGATGGTGGAATTCTTTCTTTTAAAGCAACACATCCTAAATGGTCTTTTGCAAAAATAGGTGAAGATGGTTTTGTTTCTGAAGTTGCAGAAAAGAATCCAATCTCTGACAATGCAACTGTTGGAATTTACTTTTGGAAGCACGGATCTGATTATGTAAAGTATGCAAAGCAAATGATAGAAAAAAATATTAGAACTAATAATGAGTTCTATGTTTGCCCAGTATTTAATGAAGCAATAAGCGATGGAAAAAGAATAAGGTTAAAGATGATTGATAAGATGTGGGGAATTGGAACCCCTGAAGATTTAAACTACTTTTTGGAGAATAATAAATGAAAACTATAGTTGAAGTTGGTGCAAATTGGGGTGGAGACACTAAAAGATTTGCTGATGAAAGAAATAATTTTGTTTATGCTTTTGAGCCAACTCCAGAATTATTTGATCATCTTTGTGAGACTTTCTCATCATATAGCAATGTTAAAATCCTTCCTTTTGCAGTTGATGAAGAAGAAGGGGAAGCTATTTTTAATATAGCTGGTACAGGGGACTGGGGCTGCTCATCTTTGTACACCTTTGATCCAGAAATTCACGAGAAGTGGGAAGGAAGACCTTTGTACACCTTTGATCCAGAAATTCACGAGAAGTGGGAAGGAAGACCAGACTTTCATTTTACAAACCAGGTAGTTGTAGAAAAGAAAAGACTTGATAATTTTATTACTGAAAATAATATAGAAAGCATAGACTATCTCTGGGTAGATGCACAGGGTAATGATTTTAAAGTAATGAAAAGTCTTGGAGATAAGATTGACATTGTAAAAGAAGGAAAGTGCGAGGGTGCTTACTCAGTTGACCTATATGTTAATACTGAAAATAATGTAAATGAAATATGTGAATGGTTGACAAGTAAAGGATTTAAATGTAAAATAGTTCCTGACAATGTTGGCAAAGAAGCAGACGTTCATTTTAGGAGAGCATAATGATTTATATATCCCATCGTGGAAACCTAACTGGAAAACATCCTGAACTTGAAAATAGTCCTGTATATATTTATCAGGCTATAAATAAAGGTTTTGATGTAGAAGTTGATCTTCGTCATAAAGATGGACAAATATTTTTAGGTCATGACAAGCCACAGTATTTGATAGATGATAATTTTATTGATGACTGCAGAGATAATTTGTGGGTCCATTGTAAAGATAAAGAGTCTTTAAAATACGCTCTTGATGAAGATTTAAATTGCTTCTTTCATAAAGCAGATGACTACACTTTGACTAGCAAGGGTTATGTCTGGGCATTTCCAGGCGTTGCAAAGGCAAGCTCAAATACAATTGCAGTTCTTCCAGAACTATTTAGAACTGTAGAAGAAATAAAAGATTTAGACTATCATGGCTACTGCTCTGATGTAATTGAATATATCAGGAGTAGTCACAATGTTTAAAGAGATAGATTATAACAAACATTTTGTTATTGGTACACCGCTTGTAGGATGGAAAGCAGACATGGGTGAAGAAATGTCTTGGCTGGAAAACTCAAAACAAATAATTGAAAAATTCCCGAATGCAAAATTCTTCACAGCACTAGAACTAGATAGCAGGGGTCTTGATCCATTTGCAAGAGTTCTAGAAGCTTTAAAACAAGTTAATGGAGACTTTTGGACATATACAGTAAACGATATGGAAAGCACAGTAACTTCTTCAAATAGATGGATAAGGATTGAAACTGGTAGAAATCTTATTAGAGAGTTTGCACAAAGACTCCGCATAACTTCTGGACATCACTGGGGAGAAGATTGCACAGAAGAAAATGCTGGAGTTGTAAACTATGATGCAATTTTGTATGTTGACTCAGATATAATTCTAACTGCAGAAATTATTGAAAAATTGTTTGAAGTTGATCACCCAATTGTAAGTGCTGACGTTCCAGTTTATGGATTGAGAGGAAAAGTTGTTTCAGATATTCCAAGAATTGAAGAGCATTGGAATACAGCAGGAATGCTTCTAGTAAACTCTCCTGCGTTCTATGACCTGCCCTGGTATCATAATGCTTATTTAAATTTAAGTGATGATCCAACATTCCAATCAATGGCTGAAAGACTTCATAGAAGAGTTGGTGCTGAAGTCTTTGAAGATACCTACGGCATGACTTGGGTAAGAAAAGATATTAAAGCAGACCATAAAGGGCAGCTGGTTGCTGTTGAAAATAGAAAGATTCCCCCTAGAAATATCTAAATTTCCTTAGGATGGGAAACGACCTAGACAAGTCGTGAAACTGTCTAATTTTTATTTATGATAAACTAAATAGATGCACAAAAAGTTTATAGCCTCAATATTGTCAGTATTTCTATTTTTTGCTCAAACAGCACCAGCAAATGCATCAGATTCTATTAGATACAAATCTACAGAAATTCAAACAATTAAAAAGGGAAAGTGGACAACTCTTAGATTTAATGGTGGCAAAACAGAAATTCAAGGTAATGGAAAGAGATCTTTATTTTGTTACCAAGCTGTTATAGATACAAAAGGAAAGAAAAAGCCTTCATATATCAAATTAAGAATAACAAGAATAGTTCCTGGTCCAAATGATAGTAGTGCAACAAATACCTACTTCTTTACAGAAAAGCCAGGTAGTAAGTTCGTTGCATCAAATTGCTGGAATATTGTAACAAAGCACCCTGTTGTAGTTCAAATTAGAATTACTGGTGGTAGTAATACATACAACTCTGATATAAGACAATTTAAAATGTGGACTCCTAATGCAGATTATCCATCAGATTTCTCTGATTTTATTCCTGAAACAACCATTAATTAGTTTATTAGTAATGATATAATAGATTTGTTAGATACGTCTAACGAGGAGTCTATGTAAAAAATTGAAGAAAATCTTTTCCTACCTACTATTACTTCCAATATATTCACTTATATTTTTATGGGCTGTTATTCCTTCTTTTGCAATATCTGCTCCACCTACATACTACCCTGCTGGACCCCAGGTTGATGTAACAAAACAAACACTAATTGACAGTGGATGGGCTTTGTGTTGGTCTTCAAATTATCAAGACTCTGGCTTTGCCATAAATGCAGTAAAAGATCAATGTCTTGGAGACTATATCCTATATGCTGGTGGACTAACTGGTTCAGATAGTTACATGTTACTTGCTGCAGGTAAAAGAGATATGGTCTTTACTGAAACTGGATATAATCAAACCATAGAAGAAAACGGATCTTTTTGGTATTTAAATCCAACACAATCTATGGGCTTTGCTCCAGTAGCTTCAATTCAACAAAGCTCTGCTGATGTTCAAGATGGATGGGGTGGTGGGCAAACTGGATGGGGAAGACTTTCTTGGCACACGGGACACTGTGGTGCAGGATTTATTTGTAACGGTTGGAGAGTTGGAAACACAGTTGGATTAAACTGGGGTCCTAGCCATGAAAGAGCCATATGGACTTCTTCTGGTGGTATCTTGCCAAGTCCAACACCAACAGTTGAGCCTACGCCAGAACCTACACAAACTATTGAGCCAAGTCCTACTGCCAGCCCTGAACCACAGCCGTCAGAATCACCAGAGCCAACAGAAGAGCCGTCACCCCAGCCAACAGAGCCAAGCCCAGAGCCGTCAGAAACCTTTGTGCAGCCTTCAGAAACCCCTTCACCTATTCCAACCCCTTCTGATATAGTTCCCTCAGAATCTCCGTTGCCCCCTGTAGAACCTGAGCCAACTCAAGACCCAGCTCCTGAGCCAGAGACTTCATCTCCAGAATCATTAGTTCCAATTCCAGACGAGAATCCAACTCCTGATCCAGATCTTCCATCCACTGATCTTCCATCTGATAATAATATCACAGATATAGAAATAGATAACTTTGTTGAAGATTTTGCAGAAAGTGGTTCAATTTCAGAAGCTGAAACAGAAATTCTTATTAATAACTTTTTAGAAGATGGAGAGATTTCTGAAGAAGAAGTATCAGGACTTTCAGATTCTTTGACAGAAGATGGAGTTTTGACAGAAGATGAGAAAGAACTTCTTGTAGATGTTATTTTAGAACAGGCAGATGGAAGTGCCATTTCTACAGAATTAATTGATGAGTTAGGTCTTGACTATGAAGACTTGCCAGATGATCAACCAGTTACTTTAGAAAATGGAGTAATTCTTTTTGCAGAAGTAGCAGATGCTTTGGAAATATTTGAAAATCCATCAGAAGTTTTAGGTGCAGTATTTACAGATCCTGGAAAGGCTCTTACTGCTGTAGCTAACATTGGTGCTGATATGACACCAGAAAAGCGTGAGGAATCACAAAGAATAGTTGTTGCATCCGTTATTGGTGTGCAAATAGTAGCAGCAACTAATTTAGCAACAGGGAGGATAAGATAAATGAAAAAATGGATAAAAGATAAATTCCGTGAAATATTAAACCAAACATTCACCCTTCTTGGTATGTTCATAGCTTGGGCAGTTCTTGAAGGTTCTGCAAAAACAGTGGTTGGATTTGCAATTTTATGGTCATTGATTGTGTGGTTATTTTCAATGAAATTTAGAGAAGAAAAGGAGGAAGAAGAAAATGACAAAAAATAATGTAGATATAACAGTAATTGATAAAGAGACTGGAGAAGAAGTAATTGGTTCTAAAGCAGTAACAAATGTATGGAATATATTCTTTAGAATCGTTGCAGTATTTGCAGCATCTGGTCTATCAATCATTGGTGCAGGTTCCCTAGTGGGAATTGACACCTTGACTGCTGTTATTATGGCAGGTACGCTTGGCGTTGCTACCGTTGTTGAAAAGCTTGCAAGAGCATTCCTCGATGATGGCAAGTTAAGTGCTAGTGAAATTAACTCAGCATTTAGCTCAGTAGACAAAAAAGCAGAATAGTAAATAGGATATAATATAGTAGGGGAGTCCTCCAAAGGGCTCCCTTATTTTATATAAAAAGGAATGATTCGAATGGGTTCACCAATTGTTGGAGGTAAGGTTACAACACCTTACAAGAAGCTTGGAAAAATGTGGAGCAAGGGCTACCACACAGGCGTAGACTATGCTTGCAAAGAAGGAACAGACATTGTTGCTGTTGCTGATGGTAAGATTGAAAACGCATCCTGGGGAGCCAGCTATGGCACTCAGCTGGTACAAAAAGTTGAAGGTGGATGGGTAATTTATGCACATCTTTCAAAAGCACTTGTAAAGCCAGGCGATAAAGTAAAGAAGGGTCAGCACATTGGAGAGTCTGGTAATACAGGCAACTCTTCAGGTCCTCATCTTCACTTTGAAATGAGAGATAATATTAGATGGAGTGCGGGCAAGGATATTGATCCTTCTGCAATTCTTGCATCTTAATATATCAAATTAACAATTGCCCCTAGAAATAGGGGCTTTTGTATTTAATAAAACTATTTATCATTTTGTTATAATTAAAACTTGATTTTGTCACTATTTAGTGCTATTCTAGAATAATGCGTATCAGAACCTTGGTTTTGATTCCCGTTATTGCGGTTCTTGCAACATTAGTTGCATCCCTACCAGTAACCCAGAGTCAATCCAGTGCTAATGCACCGCAAAATGTAGCAAGTATAGTAAGTCAAGATAGAAGTATCAAGATTGCTCAACTTGCAACATATGATAAAGAAAAAAAGAAAGAAAAAACTAGAAGTAAAGATAAAGCTTCTAGATCAAAGAGGGCTAACTCTCTCGCTGCAAAAACTAATCAAGCTTTTGCAAAGTCCTATATGGAGTCTAAGTACTCTTGGGGCGAAGACCAGCACTCCTGCCTAGTGGATCTATGGAATCGTGAAAGTGGATGGAGGCATAATGCTGACAATCCAAATTCAAGTGCCTATGGTATTCCACAAGCCTTGCCAGGAAGTAAAATGGCAAGTGCTGGGGCAGATTGGAGAACAAATCCAGAAACACAAATCAAATGGGGTCTAAAGTATATTGACAAACGATATAAGACCCCCTGTGGAGCATGGAGTGCATTCAAGAAAAAGGGCTGGTATTAATTTACTAGTTTAATTAAACATCCTGAGCATGATGATAAACTGCTCTTATTAACTTGACAATATGAAAGATATAGGGTAGAATCTATCTATGGATAAATTGAAAATTATTATTGAAGAACCAAGTGGTACAAGGCGATCATTTTTTTATAATGTAAAAAGTGAAGAAGAGGCTAATGATATTGTAAAAATGGTTCAAGAAAGTTTAAAGCCAAACTTTAGTATGGCTAATTGGAAGTATTCAAAAGATAAGGATAAGAAGTGAAGACAGAAGTTATTGACTTTTGGGCTACCTGGTGTGGTCCTTGTAAGCTTATGAATCCAATTCTTGACGAGGTAGAGAAGGAATATACTGATCTAACCATCACAAGGATTGATATTGATTCTGATAAAGAAATGGTTGAAAAATATAACATTCAGTCAGTACCTACATATGTCATTCTTAAAGATGGCAAAGAAGTAGATCGTATTATTGGTGCAAAGCCTAAGTTTGCTTTCTTAAAGAGAGTATTCCCAGAAAATGGCTGAGATTATTTTATTAGCAATCTTGGTAACAAATTTATTTATTCTTAATGAAATTAAAGAATATGTCTTTGATCAAAAGTCTAAAGAAAAAGAAAAAGAAACTATCCTTAGAAAGGGATTGATGTAATGTCAAACACGTTAGAGCTTGTAGTTCAAGAATTGCAAAATCGTATTGGTCAAATTACCAGTCAATATGAAATCCAGCTGGCTGTATTAAGAGTACAGGCAAATGAAGCACTTCAGGCAAAGGATGCTGAGATTCAAGAATTAAAAGGATCAAAGCTAAGCGTACAATCAACTAAGGAAAAGTAATGGGAAAACATCACGATAAAGTTGCAAAAGCTTTAGAGATTCGTATAAAGAATGTCCCAAATAAGGGTGGATACAACACCCCTGGATCTATGAATAAGAAAAAGACTGGATACGCAAAGAATCGTTAAGCTTTGGTAGAGTTGGGCAGGTGGTGAGCCCCATTGACTGTAAATCAATCGCTTTGCTGTGTAGGTTCGATTCCTATCTCTACCACAATACTAGATTAGAGTAATTATGAGTAAAAATATAGACATAATATATTTTAATAATGATCCATATTTTAAAGTTGAACCATTGCAGACTAAAAGAGACTGGATGG